CGAGTATGGACATTAAAGCAGGCAGTCTCTACCTTCTTATGCTCAACCACAAGGTCTTCTGTAGCAAGAAGTTTGGCGAGTTGGGACTTGATTTCGTGGCGAACGGTCATTGCTCTGTTGCGTATGGACCTATTATACAAAAAAAGGTGCCGCTAGGGCACCTCAGTGGACAGTTTGAAAAGTGGATTCAGACTCCACCAAGTCTTGCTGGATCAAATTGACCAATACCATAAGTGGCAGTATCAAGTGAACTAAACCCACCACCACCACGACCACCGCGACCACTACTACGACCACCACGTCCACCTTTACTCGTATTTTTCAGGTTTGCCCTACGATACTCCATATCTGCACGGGTGCCACGATCCATTCTACCCTGAGACTGGGGTCTGGTACTGCCGCCTGGATTAGGTTGCATACCAGGGTTTGCTGCCTTGACTCTGCTACCGTGAGTGTATTCAGCACCACTCATAGTTCCAGTGCCAGAAACCATACTACCTCCAGGAGAACGTGAGTTCGCATATTGTGTGGCAGTTTGACCATGCCTACCAGCATAACGTTCTACAATATCATTTTTCCACACTTCACTCATTGCACCAACGATTGCTTGAGCCGATTTCCCATCAGATGCAAAACCTTCTCCAAGAAGATAATCAATTAAATACTCTTCATTATGTCTGTAAGAAATTCTGGGGTTAACTTCATGTTCAGATCCATGTCCTCTACTACCAGTCATTCTATGTTGAGAAAATGTATCTCCTACTCTATCATCACCCCTTTCTTTTCTTGCTGCTCTTCTTTTCTTCTCAAACTCATGTCTTTTTTTAGGACTCATTTTTTTCTTGGGAATAGGTAGTCCAGTAATACCTTCTTCTCTTTCGTCCTTTGCCATACTACAAATACCTTTTCAATTATTTATAAAATAAGAAGCGCCCCGTGAGAGGCGCTTCTTGAGTGCTTGGCGTCGTGCCTTTGCTTGTCGGAGTGCTTGCGGTTTTAGTTTCCGCTTTTGCTCCTTTTTAGAATGATGGTAGCGATTGGGAACTTGCATTAGTCTTAGGAAGATGGGGTTATCTTACGGGAAAAACCTTTGACTTTTTCAAACCTTATGACACTTTCAAATTTGTCCTCAAGTCCACCTTTATGAGAGATCACAAAAGTGTTAGCATCCTTAATCACATAACGAATAATCTTAAGAAATTCATCAGTGCCAAAACCATCAAGAGAACTGTCAAATACCTCATCCATAATCAGCAGATTGGTATTAACTGAATTTTTGACTCGGGCTACTTCTCTCCAAGTGAAGAGAAGGGCAAGGTCAATTCTCATTTTTTCACCCTCACTGAAAGAACTATAAGAAAAGTCTTCGTGAATGGGTGATTTTACCGTTTCGTTAAATTCTTCATCCAAATGGAAATTAATATAAAAGTCCATCATCTGAAGATAACGATTCACCTGCTGATTTATGAACGGAAGATACTTTTTAATTATCTTCGTTTTAACGCCATCATCCTTAAGTAAGGAGTAGGCAAAATCGTAATAAACGATTTCTTCTTTTTTCTTTAAAAGATCTTCAATTGTTTTTTGGAGATTGGTTTGAAATTCTTCTAACTTCTCATGCTCAGTATTTCTGTTTGCAAGGTTTTGGGCAATAGTTTGAATTTCATTTTCAAGATCTCGGATTTGTCTCTGGTTGAGGGAAATCCTAGTATTGTTTTGAGAAATCTCATGGTTGAGTTTCGTAATCTCCTTGGAAAGTGCAGTGAATTGACGATCTCTCTCCTGTTCGAACTTGATAGTGTTTTCGAGTTCTTCGTAACCTTCCTTAAGTTCCTTTGCCTTATTTTGAGCGTCTGTAATTCTATTTAACCGAAACTCTTCCTCTATAGTTTGAGTACAAGTAGGGCATACCGTATTTTCTGTAAAAAACTTATGCTCTTTCGTAATCACAGATACTTTCTGGGAGATTTTACCTTTAAGATTGTTTAATTTCACTAACTTGTCCGATGCACCGAGAACTTCTTCCTGTTCTTTTGTGAACTTATGGATATCTTCTTCAGTTCTGGAATTCTGCTCAATGTAAATGCCAACTTCAGAATCTAAATTAGCAATCTTTTCTTTATTGACATTAATATTGGCATTTCCACGATTCTCAAGTTCCTCAATGAAATTTTTCTGCATTTCTGCCTTTTCTTTGAGGGTTTGTTTCTTTAGATCTAAAGACTTAATTTGATCTTTTTTTTCTTTTATCTTATCTTTAATCAAATTATTCATTGTAGAAAAAATACGAATATCTAAAAGATCTTCGATAACTTCTCTACGATTTGAAGTAGTCAATTGCATAAACGGTACAAAAGAACTACTACCCAAAACAACAATTTGAGTAAATGATTTATAATTAACCTTTAAAATATTTTCTTCAAGAATTTTTTGATTTGCACGATCATCAGATTCTTTATGGAGAAGTTTTCCCTCAACTTCAATATCAAAAATATTAGGTTTAATTCCTCTGCGCACCAAATACTTTTTATTATTTACGGAAAATTCAATTTCGACGAGACAATCTTTTTCATTTGAACTATTGACTAATTGAGGTTTATTAATTTTCCTAAAAGGTTTATTAAATAAACCAAAAGTCAATGCATCTAGAATTGTAGATTTACCAGATCCATTTGTTCCAATTATAAGATTTGTATTATACTTTTCAAAATCTACTTCAGTAAAATGATTTCCAGTTGACAGAAAATTTTTCCAGCGAATTTTATTGAAGACTAACATTATTTGGAGGAACTACAATATCGTTTGGTGTTATCACCGTGTATTTGTAATTATACATCTTACAAGTCTTTATTGCAAGTTGATCATCAACTTCTACAACGTCCATTTCACCATCTTCTTGATTTTCCAACATCCAGGCATATCTTATTGCATCATCCTCTTCCTCAAATAAAAATAAAACTTTATTTCCCTGAGAATCTTGGACAGCATATGCACCATCATCTTTTCTATCTTTTATGGTGAGAAGGAACATTACTCTACCTCGCAAGATTGCCTATAAAGATCTTGAAAAATGCCTTTTATAATACCTTTATTGAGACTACAGTCCGATTCTTCAATATAACGATTTAATATTGATATGGTATTTTCATCCTCAGTAACAGTAAATTCTTCATCATGATGTATCTCAAAATTTTCAATAATTTTTATTTCATGGGCACCAGATGAATAAAGTTTATCAACAAATTTTTCAAAATTTTTTATATTTGTTTTTTTACGAACAATAACTTTCACAATTTTATCCTTATAAAGGGATGCATTGAAAAGTTTATAATTAGTATCTTCATAATAAACGTTATAAAATAATTTATAAGGATTATTAATTTCAATAAGTTCTAAGGTATCCAAATCAAAGATATGAAATCCCCTGGTATCATCTACGTCATTCCAAAACATTTCATACGGGTTTCCCAAATAAAATATTTTTCCATTATTTGATCTTGTATGGTAATGTCCAGAAAAGACACGATCAAACTTCTCAAATATATCACAGTCCATACCATCTTCCATAATGTGACCCCTATGAGCTCTAAACCCATTGAGTTCAAGATGTCCCATTACACATTTACTGGAAGTATTCTGAATAACTTTTACCGTAGTGTCGTAATTTTCAGAGTTAATCCAAGGAACAAAAACAATTTTAAAATTATCTAATTTTACTTCTGCTATTTCACTATAAGTTTTAATATTTGAATATGTTTGAAGGAGAAGTTCGGGGGAATTAATATTATTAGTATTTTTATAATAACAATCATGATTACCAATAATCATATGAACTTGATAATCTTTAAGTCGATCAAAAACTACTCTTTTGGCCCATTCAAGGCTTTGATAATCTATTGATTTTCGACTATCAAAGGCATCACCCATATGAATTACCGATTCAACATTGTATTTTTTTAAATTTGGAAAAAATACATCATCATAAAATTTTTCAAAATAATCATGGAAATGTTTAGATCCTTTCCGACACCCATAATGAGTATCTGTAATAATTGCTACCTTCATTTATTGTTTCTATATTGAATAGCATCCTTAATAGTATTATAGTCCGAAGCACTGCCAAAAAGCAAGGTCTCATCAACCATCATAACTTCATCATATCCACTTCGCTCAATTATTTTTGTCTTAATTTCCAACTGTTTCTTTTCCTTAGAAATTCTCCTCAAAAAAGCGTAATGAATAATCTGAGTAAAATATGCAAAGGGATTTTTAGATTTTTCTGGATCAAAGTTGTGAATATACTGAACACAATTTTCAATACCATCAGAGATCATATCATCTCTAAACATGTAGTTGACAAAGTTTGGTTTGTAAGACAGGTGCGTGGCGATCTTTAGGAAGCATTCTCCTAGGTAGTTTGTAATCGGTGGTTTACCTTCCCAATGCTTTGCTCTATCTTCCCTTGTCGGTTTTCTAGAATTTTTATTAAAAAAATCTTTTTCAACTTTTTCCCTGTAAACAATTAATGCTTCAAGCAATTCTTTGTTATTTACGTAATGTTCTGATTTCTTTTTGGACATAACATTGGTTTTTTGATAACTTTAATTAATTAATATTATAGCACATTACACGAAAATAAAAAAAAGGCTTGACATATTGCAGAAAAGTCAGTAGACTACCTTTGTCCCGGTTGAAAGATAAGTTATATAGCTATTGAGAATTCTTAAATATATCTTCAAGTATTCTTCTAGACTCCTCTACGCCTGCTACATATCCCATTTTATTTGTATTTGATATTTTAACTTCATTCTCAGTAGTTATATTAGTAGATACTATGCCTTCATTACTATCTACAATATAATTATTATAAAGTTCTATTAATTTATCATCACTACATTCAGTCATAGTAATAATTTTATCTTCTTTTATAATAAAAAAATCTTCATTAGAAGTTTCAATCCAAGGTTTAACTTTTATAAAACTACCATGATTATTGTTAATAATTTTTATAATAACTGGATTTTGAAGAACGATTACTTGATCTCCATCATTTTCATCTATTACTATAAGTGAGAAGATTTCTTCACCAGATACTAATTTTAAAATACAGTAAAATTCTTCTCCCATTAGTTTTTTAGCGAAATGTTTACAATATCGTAATTAAAATTTTCTTCATTATAGACTTTGATTCTTTCTATTAAATGATTAAGTGTGTAATTTTTTCTTGACTTGTAACTAATATCATCGGCAATGTCATATAAAGTTGCTTTTATTTTATTGTTACCTTTTCTTAAAACTCTTCCGATAGATTGGAGATTGCGGATTCTAGACTTTGAAGGTGAAGCAAAAATAACGTTATGTAAATTTTTAATGTTAATGCCTGTACTAAACGTTCCGTATGAAGCCACAATAATTGCATTATTTTCTTTCTCAGTAATTTCTCTAACTTTTTCTCGATCTTCAGTATCTACACCACCATGAACAAAAAATAAATGGCGATCTTCACTGATATTCTTATTTATTAATTCATATAAAGGTTGTCCATGACCTTCTACTCTTGAAAATAAAATTAAAGTATTACCTTTAAGATCGAGAGCAAGGTTTCTTATAAATTTATTCCTTCTCTCATGATTAATAATATATTGAACTTCTTCTTCAAAGTTTTCAAACCTATGTGGTGGGTGTTTCAATAGAAGCACATTAATATCCAATTTGGCAACATGCCCCTTTTTCATCAGTTCTTCTGTTCTGATGATTTTATATGAAGGACCGAATAAGCCTTCCAATACCCATTTATGAGTTTGAGTTCCATCAAGAGTTCCTGTAAAACCAAATCTATATTTTGCATCTGAAAGTTTTCCCATTATAGATATTAGAGACTTTGATTTAAACTGGTGTGCTTCATCTCCAACGACCACATTAAATCTTGAAAAATATTGACGAGGAAGTTTGTAGATGGACTGCCAGGTCGTTATGATGACCTGAGAAT